TGCTTGCTCAGGGCATACGCCTAAATCTAGTAGGTACTCATACTCAGTCATTGCAATCTCGTTAAAACCGTTGTCAGATACAGTTACTTTACCTGCGCTACCTTGCTTCTTATCAAGGCTACGTCCACGCCACTCTGTAGGCTGGTAAAACTCAGGCTCACTGTCCACATACCTACGGCTAATCTCATTCCAACGTAGAAACTTATGCTTGACTAACTGTCTGGCTACAAACACAGGTGCCTTAACATGGAAGCTAGCAAAGCAATGACCGAAAGGGCTGATGTGTTTATGCTTGGCTAGGTATTGTATAAGCTTCCTATCTTTTGTTTTAAGGTGTTGCTTAAAGCTGTAAGCATCTGACTCTTCGTAATCCCACTCAGTTTCTTTACCGAATGAAACACGGGCAGCGTTACAGACTGTAAGGTCATTACCCATGTGGCCTTTGTAATTTACTTCGATCATTCTTCTATCCTATTAATAATATCTATGGCTTGTTCTACTGACATCTTAAACCATTCACCGTTTTCTTTTTTGTCGTGCCCAATGTGAACCTTCTGAGCTTCTGCATGTGCAATACTTTCTGCGACATGCCTGTCAGAAAACTTTTTCATGTAGGCATACTCATGGTTTCTATATGGCGTTGATGTATGAAATTGTCCTATTCTTCTATTTTCATATCCTGTTTCTACTACTCCAATCTTTACCCAGCCTTCAAAGCAAGGTGTAGTCACAACATACACATAACCCTCTGATGATTTTACTCTTTTACTTTCTTGTGTAAAATCACCTACTATAATTTTTGCATCTTTATTCATCTTAGCCACAACTTCTGCCCAAGTTTTAAAATATCCGGGAGTGTGGTATCCAAGCAACACAAATGGGTGAGGGTCACGATCTTTCCTTGTACCTTTAGGTATGTAACCATCCTTATATTCAGGCTTAGCTTCTGCTACGTACATCCTTCCTTTGTTTCTTTTATTGTGTGTAGACAGCCGCTGCCTTGGCTTACCATGTAACATGTACCACCATTCGCCATCAATAAATTCTGCATTAGCAAGGTTCAGTTTATTACTCATTGTTCAACATTCCTTCTAGCTTTTCCATGTCATCTTCTACTCTGTATTTAACATCGTCGTTTAGCATGTAAGCCATAGTGCGTAGCCCTGTCCATGCCTGTATCTCTGACCTGTACTTGATAGTCTTATCTATAGCATCAGGATCAAGAGCAATAACAACCCTATCGTATTCACCTATCTTCTCCATATGCTTGTCTGTTAATTGAGTACCAAGAATAGCCATGCTAGTTATATGCGGAAACTCTTGATATGCAACGATTGCTGATACCACATCTTCAACAATGAATAGGATAGACCCTGTGCCTATCGTGTAGTAGTCAGCTTTGCCAGTGTAGCGATACCATTTAGGGTGCTGTGTATTACCTACAGCCCTACCGATAGCGTCTACCATGCGCCCCTTGTGGTGTATCGGAAATACAACACGCTCATCTTTAACATCGTAAAGTAAATTATCTATTGCTAAGCCCCAGCGCCTTACAAACCTGTTAAACTTTAGGTGTGTAGGCATAGGCTTCACCACATACTGTGGTATCTCCATAGTTTCTTTCTCCCTATGTCGTTTTTGCTCTGCAGTTTGTCGCATAATCATCATTATTTCTGCAGCAGTTAAATCAGTGTGGATAAAACCGCCGATAGTGCAGGTATTTTTGTAGCAGTTGTACTTTACTACACCATTATCATTGGTTGCAGTGAACGTGTTACGCCCACCACACACAGGACAGTTGCCACGATGGTTCTCGCCCGTAGTCAGGCATAGATCACCGACATACTTACGAATCTTCATCATCATTACCTCTTGCTGCTAAAGCTCTGCTTGCACCACTGAATGTATTAACCATGTAAGGCTTCAACGATGCAGGGTTCACATGACCTGTTACTTGCATGATACCTACTAGGTCAACCCCTGCTTCCATCATTTCAGTCACAGCAGTACGGCGCAGCGACATAGCTGTAAGCTCTCTAGGTAGATTAGCTTCGTCCAGTACCTCATTGATAAGAGGGGCTATTTCATTCAACCCATAGCGCCTAACCTGGCCTCGATCCAGTGATACCTTTGGTGCAACGTAATCTTGAAAGCCAAAATCTTTATGTTGCTCACGTAACATTTTACACAGGTTCTGACTGATAGGCAGGTGCACATCAGCACCCCTCTTAGATTGTGTCAGATCCATGCGGCACTGATCCAGATCCAATGCATCCCATGTCAGGGTACGCATGTCACCAGTACGTTGACCCCAATCATACGCCATGTGAACGATCAACCCAATGCTGCGCCAGCGCCACTGGCTGTACGCTGTAGAGAGGAAGGCCTTTACAGATGCCCTATCCCACTTAGTCTTTGTTTTGCGCTCTGTGCTAGTCTCTATGAGGCTCACAGGGTTATGTCGCATGACATCCTTGGACATGCTGTACTTCCATGCCCTAGACAGCACAGACTTTGTGTAATTAGCTGTGCGGATGCCATGCTCTTGCTCCCACTTCTCATAGGCTTTGTTCAGCATACCTGCAGTAACATCTTCGATAGCCTTACTGCCGATAGTTTTATTAACTCTAGCCAAGTGATACTCATAATCTTTCTGGCTGCGAGGGCTGAGTTTAGCAAAGGCAGGGCTGTGCAGGTAGTAATCAATAAGCTTACTTACCTTGTCTGTCGCTTTTGGGATCTTTACTTTTCTCACTATCCTTGTCTCCTTTTTTACTGAGGGGCATGTTGCCCGCCCAGTGTGATGCATCATCGTGTGGATTATCGCAATCCTTTTCGCTTTGCACGGCTTAACTCCTCATGGCTAGTAAACATCAAAGCAACAAAACCAATTATGTAAGCAGCGCAGATTAATAACACGATGCTATACTTTAAAATGAAGGGAACCATACATCACCTTTCTTATCTAACTCAGTTACGTGCGCTAGATCTTTGCGTAGGAAATCAGCGCGCTTAAAGTCACCTTCCCACTCTAGATCATCTATCTGCCTCTTCAAAGAATACATAAGCTTCCTCACTGATATGCAGTTTCGCGGGGTGTATACTTCTCCACCCTTGCTTTGACGTTTTCCCATCTAGAATACTTCTCCAATAGTTTATTTACTTCAAGTCGGTTCTTTGTGCTGATGTAACAGAAGTCAAAACCTTTAGCATCACTAAGCCAGATACGATAGGTCATTTAGGTGAACCTTGCAGGTAGTAACGCACATACCGTTGATTGGTGACAGGGTGCCACTTCTTCATAGATAAAATGTCGTAGCCTTCTTCACGCATCTCTTGGATACGCTTAGTCAAGCTGCTGATGCTGTATTCAATCAGAGCTTCACGCACTGTGATTGAACCTGCAGTTTTAAGGTGCTTCAAGATAGTTTGTTTTTGATTAGTCATTACCATTTTCCTTTTCTAATCATCCAATATGACCAACATGTCATACAATGTCCTTTTCCACAGATCAAGTCGATCAAAAATACCAAGTTGAACCTGTGATCTTTTTGCCACTGATAGTTACGTGCACTGAAAGTTTGGTTTGAGGAACCGCCTAGCAGTACGTTAAACCAGACAGAGGTGGCAATGCCTAGTCTATACAAATAACCACTCATTCTTCATAAGCCTCTGGATCTGGCTCATATTCCATAAAAACTTCATCTCTCATTTTCTTCTCCTTAGCTCTTGGCTATACGTCATGGATTGGTCAGCGTAATAATTCTCACGGTTGGGGTTCCACCCACTCATTGCCTCTTTAGCTGCACGACAGTCACTGATTACATATTCTAAGGACTCTTTAGATAAAGTCTTAGCGTGGGCTTCCCACTTCTTAAAATCTTCTGCTGTTGCACCTGACATTATACTGTTACTCCATTTGCATAGTACACAGCACTAGCAAAACCACGAGGCGTTGCGCTGCGTATGTTCTTAGTCTTCATTGATTTACCACCAAGCTTTAGGTGCTGCCTACTGTGCCCGTCCTCTGGCTCTACTGGCAAGCGGTATGGCATAGTAAAGCCATTACCTGTCCACAGGCATGTCTTTTTAGGATAAGCATCACGAGGCGCAATATACTCAGGCCATGTTGGGTGCTCAGCATTGCTCTTACAGATGTAGCCACCATACTCATACGGGTGGAAGCAGTGGTCAGGCTTGCGCCACAGCGTTGCTAGTCGTGACACAGGGTTCTCAATAAAGAACGGCACCCCAAGCTCATTAAATAGCTGTGCACACATCTTTGCATAGTTTGCTGCTTTGATCTGAAAGTCGGGATCTTTTTCTGCTTTGCGCTTGAAATGTGCTGCACCTGATACAGCCAGATCTGTACAAACAGGAAAGGCCATACCAAAGACAACGTTTTCAAACTGCAGATTTACTGCAATATTGTTGAGCACATTCTGGTCATGCAGATCTGCTTTGACATACTTGATGCTGCCACCACTGCCATACACATCTGTGACTGTATCGTCGTGCTGTATATCAAAGGCAAGGCAGCTATAACCTGCTTCTGCCCAAGGCTTGAGAGCCTCGCCTGTGTAGTCGTACAGGCTGATGACATACTTATCTACATTAATATTCGACATGGTTAATTTCCTCTTCGATAATAACTCTATGACCACTAAGTGCCAATTCTTCTACACGTTCAAGCGCTAATTCAAGATCAAGATACCAACTTTGATTGTGTTGCTCATTTGCAACATTGGTGGTTGCAACATACCACATGCTCTTACCTGTTAATCTCATTTCAAATGCTCCGCAAATTCTACCGCTGCCTCTGCCATCAAGCAGCGCATTTCTTCCAAGCCATAATCGTGCAGCCGATAAACATAGTCGCTGTCATATCCATTATCCTCAAGCCATACAGCCAGATCGTCAATCATCTGTTCGCTGGCAAGGGATAGCTCCGCTGCATCTTCATTAAAGTAAGCCGCTTTAGCTTGTTCAAAAGTAAAGTTTTTCATCTATCCATGCCCCATCTTTTAGCAATTTCAGCCAGCTTCTTTTTGTTGCCCACAGGCAAGTAAACACCATAAACATCTATCACTTTGCGCCTGTCACGCTTTCGTGCTGCAGTATCAACCCAAGTTTGCCCTTGCGGCCCCAGCGCTAACACATGGCCCTCAACACGCACCACATAAAGCACTACATCACCATGCGTCTTGAAATGCTTTTCAATCTCACCGCGTAAGCTTCCTACCGTACTATCTTTTTTGCAATGCACTGCAGTCTTTACGCTGCGGAAGCTATACAAAGATCCAATAGCACGTTTAAGATCCGGCCATGTGTGAAGGTAGAGCGTTTTTTCTTCAACGCCCAAAATCTTAGCTATAGCCAATCCACAAATATTCTTGCGCGGGTTGTCAGGATTGTTTGACGTTTTCATCAAATATTTTCTTTTAAAGTATTGCATCTTTTATTTCTCCAGTTTGTTGCCGCATCAATCCATATGACAGACCAAGATGCCCACCATATTTTTTAGGTTTATCGGTGAAGCGTAGCGCTAAACGCGCTCGCCTCTTTTGCTTTTTATAGCGCCATAAATAAAGCATTGTTTCTTGTCTATCAATTGATTGCTCTAATGCTTGCGCTTTGCGAATTGCTTTTAAGGGGGTTTTCATTTTGTCACCTTTACTTGATGTTGGCGCGGCGCGTTTAGGTTTATTTCAAAGCGCAACCCACCTAAGCAATCGCGCCCAACAATAATGCAATCCAGTTTTCGAGCTAATTGTTTCGCCTCTTTAAGCTTGTTATATGCGCTGATATTGCTTCCCAATATTGCAAGCGCTTTACCGTGCTCATATTGCTTGTGCAAATAAATGGTCAAATTCTGCATTTTGTTTCCTTTCTTATTTTAAAATCTATTATCTAGATACATGCCAAGTAATTGCTCGCGCTTTTCTAAAACGGCGCGGATAAATGCATGACGTTGATCACGGGCAACCCGCGTTTTACTATGGGGTTTTAAGCAATCGTGCACTGCTTGAATAAAGCGTTTTGGCGACTGGCCTACGCCACCAGCGCGGCTCTCTATTCGGCAATAAAGAGAGAATGATACATCCATGATTTTTTCCTTTGCTAGGTTAGGGTTTTAATGAGTGATGAAAACAACGGGCTTCTTTGCGGTCCAGCATAGGCCACAAGCGCCGCAATCAGGCACAAGCGTCTCCTCATCTTTTTTGGCGTACTTGCCTGTAGCTTTGCTTATTTGCGTAGGGCACAAGAAAGACTGCTTGGCTTGTACTGAAGCAACGGCGCGTTGGTCATCATATGAATTTGCGGTCCATGTTGCATCCTCAAAATTACCTGAAAAGCGGATTGCAAAACGATCGGGGCAAGCATTGCGTAGCGATAGGATAGATTGACCAATTTCGCGCTCAAGCTTGTCTTCTGCATTGGGCTGGTTCGCGGTGTAACCATAGATATGAAGGGCAGAAAATTTGCCAAGCCAAGAAGCCCATTTTGCAACATATGACACGCTGTAAAAATCGCCTAAGATATGCAAGCGTACCATAAAGCCTTGCGGATGCTTGCGCTGCAGATCTGATAATTCTGTTTCAAGCATTGATTCAAGCTCAGGACCCGCTTGATAGCGGTATGCGTACATCATGTTATTGCCATAACACGTTTCCCAATGGGCACAAGAGCGCGGGCATGTTGCGCGTTCTTCTAGCGTCAAGGTATAAATCGGAAAGCCTGAAAATTTACCTTTAGTAATTTTCTTACCAAGCTTAACATTTGTTGAGCGCTTTATGAGCAATTCGGTTTTGCCCATTGTTTCGCGGTTGGCTTGCTTCACACGATTGCTGAAAACTGTTTTAGCGTTGGCAATGGCAATTTCTGTTTTGGTTAAGGTTTTCATTTTAGTTTTTCCTCTATGCTAGGGTTGCTGGCGATTGCGCCAAAAATACGCCGCCAATAAACGGCGCATTGAAAGCGTAACTTATTACAGACCATACAAGATATTATGAATTTCAACGGGCACGTTTTGCTTGCGCTTGAATTGCCCGTCATAAAAACCATAAATTTTGCGGCCTTTAAACACTACAATTTCATGAACGTCATCTATGGTTAAACCAAAAGGCTCTTTTTTCATCTGGTTAAAATAATGCGACTTTGCAGCGCGTAGAGTTTTTGACATAGGCTGCAGCAAGCCATTGCCGCGTTTTGTGTTTACTTCGATATAGTACATTTTAAGCTTCCTCTCTCTGGTTTTCGATCATCTCAATTAAACCGTTAAAAAATACATGCCAAGCATTGTGCGACATATGGTGCGTTTTATATGCGCCGTTGTCATAGTAGCGCTGGACCCAATCCGCTAAACCATATTCTGCAAAAAATGAAACGTCTTCTGCATCCACGTCAAGCGCACCAATAATTGAACGTGAATTATCACGAAATAAGATTTTATCTTTGATCAAAATATACTCTATCACTTGGGGCCCGTCATAAACGCGGCCGGTCTCAAAAGAGTCATATAGATATTGAGTCATTTAGTTTTTCCTTCTGAGTTAAAATTTAAAATTGAACCCAATAATTGCGCCGTTTTTCAAGCGCTGCAAAGCCCTGCTATACGAAGTAACCACTCACATATACATCCTAGCCGGGCGTATATACATTCGGATAGCCGCCGCCCGGCGAAAGGATATAACGTTATAACCAAAAGGATATGTCAACCTATCATGAAGCATATAAGACTATACTTTTGATAGTGCCGATAAAAAAAGTCTAATGTTTTCAATAAGATAGACCAAAGTATTTTTCATGTAGGTAGACCAGCAAAAGCGCTTTCGGCGCTGTAGCACCCCTTACAGCGGCTCTGAGCGCTATATATACTGACGTATATGTTTTGAGCTAACCCGTTGTGACACTCGTATATCCAACAGTATAGCGCAACCAGGCTAAAGGATAGCTCGCCCGGCTAAAGGATAGATGTTATATCCGAAGGGATAGGTTTGGGATAGGTGCTGCTTTTGTGATCACATTTATAGAGGGGTTGCTATTTTGTGATCACAAATAAGAGAGGGGTAGGGGTTTTATGCATCCGTTTTGCGAAAATGGCACCATATGAAAAAACCCGTTAAAATTTCACGTTTTCAGCATTTCAAGGACTGCATATCAGTTATAAAATCGTGTCTTTTCAATGGTTTACGCAATAAAATCAGCATAAATCAGCACAAAAAAAGGTAAAAGGTATCATGCCACCCCCCTGCGAGGGCCGGTGCCCCTATCCACGATGTACGTGTATGTACAAGCACACAGAAGTGGTTTTTTAAGCCACAACTTTTACGTGTATACGCACCTATGTATTATCACATATTGTTACAAACCTGTAATATATGTAACATTTTACAAGTAATCGCTTCCAGGGGTATTGACAGGGGTGCTTTTGTGCGTATAACTGCGTAGCAGTAGCAGCAGAGTTATAACACTTTAAGTTAAAACACTTAAAAAAGAGTAATACTTAAAAGTAAAGTAATACTTTAGAAGAGTTATAACTTTATATAAAGTGTTGTAAATGGGTTAGTGGACATAGGAAGAGTTATAACACTATAGTAACACTTTATCCTTGTATAACATGTTTGTAAGTGATATACTTTCTTTAGTGTAACACTTTCTCATAAGCAATAATCATAATTTGTGTTACAAACTGGTACGTGTTGCAACTCTTAGTGTTGCTCTCCCCCTTGTCTCCTCTCTCTCAATACTTGTAGTTTGCGGCACGTACCACTTTTTTACGTGTATTAATGTATTGACAATGAAAAATAAAAACATACAACTATACGCATCTGATAATGTAATAGAAGAGTTTTACGATGCTCTTGTATCAGGTGACGCAGCACGTTTGAAACGTGTACACATTCCTAAGAGTGACGTATTCTATGTAAGGGCAGCTATAGAGGCTGACACTGGCATCAAGTATTCTTTAGATCACGTAGAACGTGCTATGTACTTAGAGGGTCACTTATCTAGAAATGACGTATTAGATCCTGACAGAAAGCGGAGCTACGGCTAATGCCTTATATGACTAACGGTAAGCGTGACTACAAGAAGCAAAACGCTAAGTATGACAGTAAGCCATCCGTAAAGAAGGATAGGGCTTCTCGTAATGCTGCACGTAGAGCTATGGTAGCTGGTGGTTTAGCTAAGAAGGGTGACGGTAAGGATGTTGACCACAAGGATGGCAACCCTCGTAACAACAAACGTTCTAACTTACGTGTACAGACTAAGGCTAAGAACCGTAGTGTAGCTCGTACAAGCAGCAACAAGAAAAAAGGATAAGTAAAATGCCAGCAGCTAATTCAACCGCAAGACCCAAGAACCGTGATCAGAAAAAAGCGACTCAGCTACTTAAAGATATAAAAACTCTTAAAACCAAGCTTCGTAAGCAATTAGGAAATGGTGAAATAACTCAGCTTGCTTTTGATAGGACTATGAAAAAACTTGATCCTGCTTTTAAAGCTTCTGCTGTTAAAGGTATTCACGAGCCAAAGATGCAACAAAGTGAAAGAAACGCAGCTAAGAAGACTATGACTTATTCTACTTCTCGTAGAACAGGTAGAAAAGTTAAAAGTTAAAGGTAATCTTATGGCTAACGAGACTCGCAGAGAAAAAGCTATACGCAAGACCACTAAAGGTAAGAACGCTAATTACCGTAAGACCAGTGATGGTGCAGGTATGACAGAAAGGGGTGTAGCTGCACATAATAGAGCTAACCCCGGATCTAAGCTAAAGACTGCTGTTACAGGTAAAGTTAAAGCTGGTAGTAAGGCTGCAAAGCGGCGTAAGTCTTACTGTGCTAGAAGCGCTGGGCAGATGAAGAAGTTTCCTGCAGCAGCTAAAGATCCTAACTCTCGTTTGAGACAAGCCCGTAAACGTTGGAAATGCTAAGGAGTATACACTGTTTTGAAGAGTCAGATTAAGAAGTTACCTAAACGTAAACGCCCTATTCAGAAACTCAAGAAACAAAGATACCTACAAAAGAAGAGAGACAAGGAGTTTGACGCAGGTGACACTTATATCACACCTTCCGCTGCCTAATATGCCTTTCCAGACACACGATAACATTGTGTTTGCAAGCCAAGACAAAGACAGATCACATAAAGCTAACGTAGAAGAGAAACCAGAGATTAACAAGGTTACGCCTGACACTGCAGTAGAGGATCTCAAGTTAGTTAATCAAAAGTATGCATATCACCCTGATCCAAATAAGCTTAGGATGCCTGATGGTCAGATTGTAGACTTTATCATTGCTTAGGGGTAGGCGATGCAAATTGAGAGAGAGACACTATGGACCCTATTACAATCGCTATGGCGAGTTTCAGTGCTGTTAAAGCAGGGGTTTCTGCCGGGAAAGAGATAACATCTTTAGCTAAAGACATTGGTAGTTTATTCCAAGCAATTGATGACATTAAGGATGATCACAGCAAGAAAAGAGATAGTGTCTTTGCTAATTCAAATGAGGAAGCTTTATCTACATTTGTAGCTCGCAAGAAAGCCGAAGACATGGAAGAGGAGCTACGTCAGATTGTGATAGCTACACGTGGCTTCTCAGCTTGGGGTGAATTGGTAGAGTTACGCAAAGAGATACGTGTACGTAATAAGAAGGAAAGAGAAGAGAAACGCAAGAAAACGCAGAAGATGGTAGAGAATATACTTATTTATGGTGGTATAAGTCTAATACTCTTATTTGTTTGTGGGTTTGCGTTACTAATTCTGTTGAGTTATTTAGGAAAAATATAAGTATGGCTACACCAACTAACAAAAAACTCTATGCGTCTGTAAAGGCAGCAGCTAAAAAGAAGTTTAAAACATGGCCTAGCGCTTATGGGTCGGCCTGGTTAGTTAAAGAGTACAAACGTAGGGGAGGCAAATATAGTGGCTCAAGCAAAAACAAAGTCACGTAAGACTGCCCACCTAATACAGAGCCGTAGAGGTTATTATAAGGGTGGCTTAGGTAAGTGGTTTGGTGAAGAGTGGACAGACGTAAAGACAGGCAAAGAATGTGGTCGATCAGGTAGTGATGACTCAGGTAGACCCTACCCTGCATGTAGACCTAAAGCAGTAGCTAGTAGGATAAGTAAGAAAGAGGCCGCTAAGAAAACTGGCCCTAAGAAAGTTAAGTGGTCAGTGACTGCATCAGGCAGAAAGAGGAATGCGTAATGGCTGATAAAAGACCCCCTAAAATAGGAGAGTTTCAAGAGCGCTACACTGGAAAAAAGACTCCTAAGTGGTTACTTGATGCATATATACAAGGTAGTAAAAGCTATAATGCAAAAGAATTAAAGCATAAAATAATAGGTTATGCAGAGAAAAATAACCTAAAATACCCCCAAGTTGTTGCACAAGCCAGAGGTGAAGCAAATCAGATTAAAAACTACTTGAAAAAGACTGTGACACCTAGTGGTAAAAATAAAGCAAGAAAACCTAAAGTATCTGGCGGCGGCGGTATGTTTAAAATAGGTGATACAGCAAGCTCTATAAATAGAGGAACCCTATCTGTAGCTAAAAAACGTCAGATGAATAAGGGTGGATTATTGAAAAAGGCTAAAAAATAATGGCAAAGAAGATTTGTCCAAAGTGTAAAGGCAAAGGGTGCTCTCATTGTGGGGGTACAGGTTATCATAAAACAGGAATGGCAAAAGGTGGCGATATGGGAAAGAAACCAATGAATGCTGGTATGGCAGCACTAAAGAAAGAAGCACCAGAAGTAGCTAAGAAGATGGGCTACATGTATGGTGGTATGGCTAAGAAGAAAAAAGGTATGGCCTACGGTGGTATGGCTAGAAAGGGTTTTAAGCACGGTGGCTTAGCTTGTGGTGCAGACGTTCCAGCAAAGAATCCTGTTAAGCGTGGTAAAGCCTAATGGCTAAGTATTACGATAAGTATAAGAAGCAGCTTAATGCTGCAGGTTACACTATTGATGGTGATGGCATGGTTTGGGATGCTAATGGCAACCAAGCTGCAGGTGAGGATCGCTTTGGTAACGTGCAAAGTAAAGACCCTAACGTTACTCAGATTTGTAAGGATGCAGAGGCATCAGGTATCTTCAATAAAGTAAAGAAAGCTGTTACTCCTAAGAATAAGAAAGCTAAGGAAGCGTAATGTCATCACTCCCTTATAATACAGCTACTAAAAGTATTCCAGTTACAGCTACTGCTGGTGGGGCAAGTAGTAATGTATTATACACTTGTCCTACTAACTTTGATGGTGTTGTGACGTTTTTACATGTAAGTAATGGGGCTTCACAGACAGACAACATTTCTATTCAGTGGTATCATGCGGAAGATAATGCCTACTACACTATTATAAATAATAAATCTATTTCAGGTAATGATGTGTACAACATGATCACCTCTGATAGATTGTATCTACACGCAGGTGATAAGATAACTTGTTTTAATGGCGGTGGTGATATAGGTGTTACCATTGCAGTACAGGAACACTATAACCCTAATAGATAGCTGGTATGCATTTTTTGTATCTACTATAGCGCTAACATATAAGTATAACTATCTCCATGCACACAACATAAGGAGATAGTGCAATGTTTAAGAATTTACTGACACGTATTCAAAATCACCAGCAGCGTAGAGCAGACTACTGGGTTTTAAAGAATATGTCTAATAAAGAGCTACACGATATAGGTATTTCTCGTGGTGAGATATACAATCGTGTATACGGTGAGTATAAGTGAGGTTAAGAAACAGCATTCCTGTTATTCTTAGCCTTACAGTTTTTACTCACGTATCATCTGGTGATACAGATAGGCAGACAGGTTCTGGTCTTAACAGAGGCTTAAATAAAAATAAAGCTTGCTTTTGTAGTAAAACTTCATAAAACTATAAGGCAAGCCTATCTATAAAGGACAACTTCATATGGCAAGAAACCTCACAGAAAACCAACAAAAGTTTCTAGAAGTACTCTTCGATGATGCTGGTGGTGATGTTGTGCTTGCCAAGAAGTTGGCAGGTTACAGTAACGGCACACCAACTCGCATTATAGTGGAGGCACTTAAAGATGAAATTGGAGAAGCTACAAGATCTTATTTCGCCCGTACAGCGCCTAAAGCTGCAATGGCTATGGTACAGGCTTTGTCTGACCCTACAGAGCTTGGGATAAAAGATAAGATGAGTGCCGCTAAAGACTTGCTTGATCGTGCTGGACTTGGTAAAGTAGATAAAGTTGATGTTACCTCAAGTGGTGGCGTCTTTTATCTACCGCCAAAAGAAGGTACTAACGAATAGTAAGACCAAAGCACATAAGCAGAGACTTAGAGTATTGGGAGCTACCTAAACCAAAACGCGGCAAAGAGAAAGAGTGGCACGTTATAGCCAGACTATCTAAGAAGCCGCCATTTGGTTATGAGATACACCCTGACAACGAAGGCTTATTACAGCCTGTACCTCTTGAGTTAGAGGCCTTAGAGCTTGCAAAGCGTCATCTTCAACAGTATAGTTACAGAGATGTAGCTAATTGGCTCACAAAACAAACTGGACGTAGCATCTCACATGCAGGTCTTAGACAGAGAATAGATATTGAGCGAAGACGTAAAAAAGCTGCTACAATTAAACGGAACCTTGCCAAGCGGCTCGAAACGGCGTTATCCGAAATCGAGAGGCTCGAAAAAGGTTGTATCGGAGCGTACTCAGAAGAGTGAGGCTGCAGTTATCACACCAAAAGAAACTGTACCAGCGCAAGTAGTTGCTGCAGAGTTTGATGTTGAGGTAGCACAGGATGTGGTATTCAAGCCAAACCCCGGCCCTCAAACAGACTTTCTAAGCGCTTCTGAACGTGAGGTACTATATGGTGGTGCAGCAGGTGGCGGTAAGAGTTATGCAATGCTTGCTGACCCTTTACATGGTTTAAATGATCCAAACTTTAGTGGGTTACTTGTACGACATACTACAGAGGAATTACGTGAGCTTATTCAGAAAAGCCAAGAGCTTTATCCTAAAGCTGTTCCGGGCATTAAGTGGTCTGAGCGTAAAAGTCAGTGGACTACTCCGAAAGGTGGTAGGCTCTGGATGTCGTATCTTGATAAAGATATGGACGTTACTCGTTACCAAGGTCAGGCGTTTAACTGGATAGGCTTCGACGAGCTAACGCAGTGGCCTACCCCTTATGCGTTCGATTATATGCGAAGTCGCTTGAGGTCTGCCCATAGTACAGACTTAGGTTTGTACATTCGTGCTACAACTAACCCTGGTGGCAGCGGTCATAGTTGGGTTAAAAAGATGTTTATTGACCCTGCACCAGCTAATAAAGCTTTTTGGGCAACTAACATAGAAACAGGGGATACTATTACATTCCCTAGAGGCCACAGCAAAGAGGGTCAACCTCTGTTTAAGCGTAGGTTTATACCTGCTAGTCTGTTTGACAACCCATACCTAGCCGATACTGGTGACTACGAAGCTATGCTTTTGTCTTTACCAGAGCACCAAAGAAAACAACTATTAGAGGGTAATTGGGATGTCAATGAAGGAGCAGCTTTCCCAGAGTTTAACAGATCCCTTCATGTCATTGACCCTTTTGAAATCCCAGACAACTGGGTTAAGTTTAGAGCTTGCGACTACGGCTACGGTAGTTATACAGGAGTTTTATGGTTTACTGTCGCTCCCGACGAACAGCTTATCGTTTACAGGGAGCTTTATTGTTCTAAAGTTACAGCTTCTGATTTAGCTGATATGATACTGGAAGCGGAAGCTAATGATGGTGGTATGCGATATGGCGTTCTGGATTCTAGTTTATGGCACAACCGTGGTGATACTGGGCCATCACTGGCTGAACAGATGAACATGAAGGGTTGCCGTTGGCGTCCTTCTGATAGATCTAGAGGCTCTCGTGTAGCAGGTAAGAACGAAATACATAGGCGTCTACAGGTAGATGAGTTTACTGAGAAGCCAAGACTTGCTTTTATGAGTAACTGTACAAACACTCTAGCGCAAATACCTATTATACCTCTAGATAAAAAGAACCCAGAGGATGTAGATACTAAAGCAGAAGATCACCTATATGATGCCCTACGTTATGGCGTTATGACTAGACCCCGTAGTAGAAGTATATGGGATTATACTCCTGACAAACCAAATCAGGGCTTTCAAGCACAAGACACAACATTTGGATACTAAAACATGGCAGATATTGACGAAGTAACCTTTGATACAGATGAAGTTGTAGCTGCAGAGGACGCAGAGGATAGCATCTTTGAAGCTAAATCTAGCATTGTATCCTTTGTTGATGAACGTTTTAGCAGGGCAGAAGATGCTCGCAGAAGTGATGAAGATAGGTGGCTACGTGCTTACCGCAACTATCGTGGTTTGTACGGGCCTGACGTAAAGTTTACAGACACAGAAAAGTCTCGTGTATTTGTTAAAGTCACGAAGACTAAGACCTTAGCTGCATATGGGCAGATTGTTGACGTTTTGTTTGGTAACAATAAGTTTCCTATGTCAGTAGACCCATCTATTTTACCTGATGGTGTTGCTGAATCAGTACACATCAACATTGACCCTAATGCCGCAGCAGCAGGTGAAGCACTTAAAAGTGTAACACAAGACAAGCCTTCACGGCCCTACTTACTTGATGGTACTGAGAAGCTAAAACCCGGAGAAACGCTCGCAGATCTAAAGCAGCGTTTAGGGCCGCTCAGCGACAAGTTAGAATCCGTATCAGAAAAGGTTGTCGAAGGTGATGGCACAACGCCTACCACTGTTACATTTCACCCTGCTATGGTTGCAGCTAAACGAATGGAAAAGAAGATCCATGACCAGCTAAATGAGTCTGGTGCTTCTTTGCATTTACGCTCTATGGCATTTGAGATGGCTCTTCTTGGTATGGGCGTTATGAAAGGCCCATTTGCTGTAGATAAAGAGTATCCTAATTGGAATGACCAAGGTGATTATGACCCACTTATAAAGACTGTACCTGAGTGTAATCATGTAAGTGTGTGGAATTTCTACCCTGACCCAGAAGCTACATCTATGGATGATGCTGAGTATACCATTGAGCGTCACAAGATGTCACGTACACAGCTACGCTCCCTCAAGACACGCCCATACTTTATGGATGATGCTATTGATATGGCAGTAGCCAAAGGCCCAGACTATGTGCAGAAGCACTGGGAAATGACTATGGAAGACAATCAGGTTCATGCTGAGTCTGAGCGTTGGGAAGTATTAGAATTTTGGGGTTTTGTAGATACAGACATCTTAGAAGAGCACGGTATTAAGATACCTACTTCTATGAAAGACTTAGATGAAGTAAGTGCTAACGTATGGATCTGTAATGGTGAAGTACTGCGTATGGTACTAAACCCGTTCAAGCCATCACGTATACCTTACTATGCTACCCCATACGAGCATAACCCCTACAGCTTCTTTGGTGTAGGTATTGCAGAGAATATGGATGATACTCAAACCCT